TTGCACAGTGGATACCTATTATCTCTAATTGTATGGTAGTTCCAGAAGTAAAGAAAAATAATTACTCTGGTTCTTTCGTCAATGAGGATAAGTCAGAATATGTAACAATTCTGGGACTTGTGAAATACTTCTTTACGAATAAAGTGGGGCCGAACGGCCACGCCTTACTCTCAGCTGTTTTTGACTCAGTCGCCCTCGTCCGTGATCCCGTTTTATTTGGTTTATTTTCATCTTACTGTGAGATCATTAACAATACTAACCTTCCAATTATCATCCGACGTATGTCGGCTGTAACGGAGGCTGTTATTGCTTCTGTTTCAAACATGTTTGATGTATTTAAGCCAGAACTACGGAACGGTAAGATCGGTCGTGTATACACCGCAAATGGGAAGGTTAGGCTAGTCGCCATTCCTTCTTATTTTATTCAGATAATATTCAAGCCTCTCCATCTCTTTATATTTAAGATTCTCCGAACTCTTCCAACTGATTGTACTTTCGATCAGGAGGCAGGGGTCAAAAGGATCTCAGATATTGGAGGTGAAGAGCTTCGGTCGTATGATCTTTCATCAGCGACTGATAGACTCCCTCTGAGTGTGCAGTTACCAGTAGTGGTAACGCTTGCTCTTTGGTGTGGCTTTGATTCCCTTATGGCGCGTCGTTTGGCGCTCACTTGGGCATCTATTATCCGTTCAATCGATTTCGTTATGCTTCCTCGTGTGAAAACTCACAAGGAGAAGACATTGCGTTACCGATGCGGTCACCCTATGGGAACTTATTCCTCATGGGCAGTATTCACGTTGACTCACCATTTCATAGTCCAAATATGTGCTTATTTCGCACTACTTGGTTATAAACCTGGATCAGGGCAATATCCTTCCTTACCATCGCTCTATTACAAGAGTGATGATAAGAAAAGAGAGAGCTGGTTGAGCAAACTCTCATACTCTTTTTCCGTTACACAGACCGTAACTCCTAATCCTTTATTTACAAACAAAGGTTGGTATTTACGTTATCAACTCCTAGGAGATGATATTGTTTTGTTCTGTGGTACGTCTTTTGAGCGTGAGGTGGCTGACTGGTATTTCTACTTATGTAACCTCATTGGAGTAAAGATTAACCCAGCGAAGGGCTTCTCTTCGAAAAACGGATCGTTTGAGTTCGCTAAACGATTCGTACGTAGTGGCGTTCATTTGAATACTATATATTGGGGTGAGTGGAATGTCTCCCTCAACCCATTCGATATAACATCTCGCATCCGCAAGGTGTTAGATCGAGGGTTCAAACTGGTGCAACCGCGCTTATTGCTAAACGCTGTCATCAGTATGCTCCCTATACAGTATTCGGGTAAGCGGGAATTAATGTATTTGTCGTTTCAGCCCATCTCCTTGTTATGTTCTAACAGAAGATCTGGACTTCAACTGTTTCTACCAGCTTTCGCACTAGCATCATTTCTGATGCTGTACGAATGCAGTGCACAATTATGGGTTAGAATGAGCATGGGAGCTCACCCTATTTCATATGAGTGTACACTACCACTTTCACCTCGTCCGTTAGGGATATATAATAATATATTATCCTTAATTGAACGGGTTGGGGTGTTACTGATAGAGACATCTACAAAAACCTTTCGCTTTAGAATGAACTTACCTACGATTTTTACAAATCACTTTGTAAGCACTCTAGTGCCGAAATTCGCATCCGTTGGGTTTGACTCACGCGCAGAGAAGATGTGGGGAGATGACTCTCTTTCCATCTTATCTGTTCATGATAGAACCCGCGAATACGTTTTCCATTACCTCATGCTTTCAGTGCAATTTCTTGTTCTTTTTCTCATGAGCCCGGTTACTCAGATTATGAGTTTCTTGAAGTTATACTCCAACAATATCATATTTCCTGAGGCCGAGAGCATGAAAAAATACAAGAAGTCTATTGAATTGGATCCTGACGCACCGTTAGATATACTCGAACGAGTGAAATCTAATGATTATACTATCAAGCAGCAGGAGGATCACCCCTCTGACCCTGCATCATCCCTCCGGGTGATGCGAGTTTTAGGAGCTTTCCTCTACGCATATGAACTTGTTCATAATGTATTTTGCGTGACTGCTACTGATGAGTCTATCTTCGATCCGATTGCATCGGAAATCGTAGAGCTTAAGGCCCCAATCCTTTCGGCAGCCGCCCGGATATTAATCTGGCTCGATGGTGTGACACACGATCGACACCGGTTAAAACCTGAGTGGCTTTTGCCTACGGTACTGGACGCTAATCTTGCTTCTTTCTACGGTACGTGTCGTATCCGGAAGGAAGTCAAGGTTAACGTGAAGACACCTGATGCTCGCAAAACCAAAAAACGTGGTACTCCTATTACAAGAAGTATCGTGGTTTCTAAATTTTACGAGGTACTAGGCATCGGTCCATTCTCTCCTGGATACCGTACGGTACCTCGAGAGAGTATACATTCTATGTTCTGCAATCTTGATTACACGAAGATTGAGAATACAGTCTGCAAAACAATCATGTCAGACGGTAGTTCACCGTTTGTTACAAGATTGTCGTCTAGGACGTAGCTAAAAATTTTATTCTCTAAGAGTTTATGATAATCTTAGAAATGATATTTATAGTTATCAACTAGGTCGATCTCTGTTTTCACTTATGACTTTTGGCAAACCAGCTTAATTGTGGTGTGATCCAAGAGCCTCAGCTTGACTGAGAGAGGGAGGTGACCAGCCTGGTTATAACGTGACCAACGGAGAGAAAGAATCTTACTACACAAAGTGCCGCTA